GAAATAGATACATTTTTTTGCGTATTCAATCCAGCACTTTGGATTGGTGGTAAGAAGTCTTCGATGTATTGAGTCATGGCTTTTAAATTAACCTAATAAACCCTATACACCTGTGATTCCTGTGAGTACACCTTGACGGAATGGAGCAGTACAAATTAGCTGTCCACCTAGAATCATAAAGCCGTTAATTGCACCTTGGTTGTATGACTTAATCATACCTGTCCATGTAAATGCACTGCCTGGGGCGTACATCTTGTCTTCATAGACGTTACCTTCAATGTCCTTAGCCTTTGGTGTTACGGACTCACCTTCCCACCACTTCAATGCGTACCACTCTAGGAACTTAGTGTTAAGCATGTAGAAGTAACCAGTTGTGATTTTCTTGTCTCGACTGATTACCATACCATCCCAACGTTGCTCAGAGTAACCAGAAGTTTGTGCAACTGTTCTCTGTGATGGAGAGAAGTCCATGTTATTTCGCTGGTAAGGTGTTTGTAGCTGCTCAAAGTAACCCCAAGTGGTGTAATCAGTGACAATCATGTCAGGAATTACAGGACCATCTGAGATACTATTCCACAAAGTACGAACCTTTACTAGAGAGATAGTACCACCTGAAGCTGTAACAGTGGCGTTTAGGCCAGTGTATGAAGCACGTGATAGACCACCATAGTTAGCTAGTGTTGTACCATTATCAACAATACCAGTTAGACCCATTGGGGCTTTACCACCGAAGGCAGTACCATCACCTTGTAGGAAGTTACCAATGTCGTCAGCAGCGTCTTGTGCGCGTGATTCCATTGTTACTTTCAAAAGGTCGAGGGTTTGCATTTGTGTACTGTTTACAGATAGGTCACTACCTGCAAGTGCTACGTTAGTAGCCACAAATGTTGGATAAAAAGTAGTATTAACAGCTACTGGTTGCTGTGTAATTGGCAGCAAGTCAAAGCCGTTAAATGCTACTGAAGCCACTCCCTTTTGATATTTGATAGGGAACAGCATTTGAGAACCGTTCCACTTCTTTGTCTTTTGCATCACGCGGCCAAAGAAATAGTTGTCGCGTAGTGTCTGGTCTACCCAGAAAGGCGCGAGATATTGATTGGTTACGGTTGTAATATTTACTCCTGGAGGCATATTAATTGTTAATTAAATTTAAATAATGTTGTTAGCTCTTAAAAAAGATTCAATAGCCTTGTCGCTAGTTTCGCTTTTGATTGGTGTACCTTCAGACATACCACGGGAAGCTAAATTCTTAGCAATATTATCACGTGGTTGTTGTTTCCTTGCTTGGTAAGCTTCCCATACTGCGTAGTGGTCTGCATAACCAATTATTTCACCATCACGGTCTTTAGGAGACATCCGCTGTAGAAGTTTAAAGAAGTTAATGCGGTCTTGTTCACTTTGTGGTGAAGTCAAATCAACATCAAATTCATCTTCAATTTCTTCTATCATGCTGTCTAATGTACTCTCAGCGCTTTTTACGGCAGAGCTTTCTTGCTCTCTAATTCTCTCAATTTCAGCCAAGGCTTCACGTTTGGCTTGTTCTTTTATTCCTAAAAGAGCTTGCTTTAGAATATTGGTAGCTTCACGGGCTTCAGGTGAGTCTGTACCATAAATGCGTTCTATTGCACTTAATTGGTCAGCCCCATCTTGTTCCGTATCCTTCTTTATTTCAGCTATAGCTTCTAAGCGAGCGGCCAAGCGAATATTAGCTTCGCGTTCAGCTTCTAAGCGGGAAGACAATCTACGTTCACGACGGTTCTTAGGTGAAAAATTATCATCATCTTCACCTGTGTCAGCCTTTGCAGGTTGACCGTCTGTGTTGTTAGGTACATCACCTGATTGATTTTGGTTCTCTCCAAAAGGGTCAGTGATGTTTGTATCGTCTTTTAATCCACCTAAAAACTGTTCTAATTCTGAATTGAGCATACTTTGTTGCTTTTGCAAGCGTTAATGCCTATTACTAGGACTTTTATGTATATAAATACAAGCTTATTCTACCGAACTGCTTTACAAACGGTCTTCTTTAATCAAAGTGATCTTCGTTATTTAGTGCCATAATTTTAAAAACTATCTTGTTTAGATTCGCGTTGTCGGCGAGCAGTCTCAAAGTCTTTTTGGCTCCAATGTGGTAAAGCGTTTATTTTCAATTTGCGTTCAGGTTTAAAACCATTGTCTGTTTTTGGACCAAGTTCTGAATAGTGTCTACCCAGAGTCTTACTCTCGACAGAAAGCTTGCGCACTCGATTATCCCGAGTTACTTTAGCCACCTTATTAGCCAGAGCCTTGCCCATAGCTTTTTTAACGTCTTTGTGGTCTTCGTTTGATAGTGCCATAATTTTATTATTTTATTAGCCGTATTATTTGTCTAGTAAACAGTGGATTAATAACCCACACCTTTGCCTGTAGATGGTTTATATCCTTTATCGCCATACTGCTTCATTGCAGGCACAATAGGGGCTTTTTTAGCTTTAGGCTTCTTTAAATCATTGACCATCTTGTTGTATTGGTCATCGGTAAGGGTAGACTGGTTTTTAGCAGGTGCGGCTTGGTATTTAACTACTCCTACGTTTTTAATCTTATTTGCTAAAGCATTTAGTTTTGGTTTCATGTTGTTTTACGGTTAGTTAATTCACCAGCTTTAAAACAAGCTTCTTGAGTAAAATTCTTACCCACCCCATATACTTCTTGTTCTACTTTGCAGTGTGACATACTTATTTTTAATAATGTTAACAACGGTTTTAACCTAGTCAATTACTCAGTGTATTAAACAGGCGGTAATTGCACTTGGTTTAAACCTGCATCTGCTGGGTTACGCGCTATATCTTGTTGTGGTTCAGTAACTTGCTCAGGGGGCATAGCAGATTGTTCTGCTTGGGCATTCATAGCTACTCCTTGGGCTTGGTTTTGCATTTGTGTCATAGCTTGCTGCTGTTGTGCCATTTGTAGCTGTTGTGCGAAGTCAGGGAAGTTTAGTTGCATGTAAGCCATCGGGTCTATTTTGTATAGAATACCGTCAGCGGCTGCTTCATCGGGGTTAGGGAAGGACAACATCTTTAATAAAGTTTTTGGTCCAATAGCTCCCTTATCAAATAAAGCTTGTGCCATGTTTATTTCAGTTATTTCGTCGCGTGGTCGCATTGAATCAGGCGACACTGAAATAATCATCCGCTTGTTTAGATTGGCATTAGATAGCTGTATATACTCAACAGCCTTAGCATTACCTAGAATAGAAGCTATGTGTGGTTCATCGTAAAACACATAGTACATCTGTACCCACCAGTTAAATACGTTGTCTGCCACTTGTTCTATAGCATCACCAATACCCCCACCAATACGTGAAGTGTCGTGTTGTTGGTTTAATATCTGCCCTCTAGCAGTTAAATCTTCATCTGCTGGTTGTGTAGTAATACCCTGTATACCCCAAGATGAGCGTAAATCGTTCTTACTTATCTCTAGCTCATTAAATACCGAAGCAGGCAAATCTTGGGCATTTAATGGCAACATAGCTTGGTCTATTGGTCCACCTGACGGGACTAGAATAGGATTACCCTTCTTACGAGCATTAGCTGCTTGTGCTGCAGTTTCTTGGTTGAAGTTATCTTCTGAGAAGGCGTATGAGTTATTGGCTGTGGAAACGTTAAAATCAATCTGTTCTGTACGTCTAGTAATACGGTTCTGGTTAGGTATATTTTGCTCAATTAGACTTGTTATGTCATGCGGGCGTTCTTGCAAAGAAAATACAGACAAGAAAGTATATGGCTTTTTAGGGATAGCAAAGTGGTTCTTTGGAGTAGTTTCTACAGGTTGCCCTACTTCGTCTAATACAGGCTCGCCAGTCAAAGGGTCTAACTGTGGTTCAGGGTATTTATAAAATGGGTTTTTATGCTTGTCTAACACCCTATCTTTAAACGTTACAAACGTAAACTTGTCATCAGCAGACCACCATTCAGTATATGTAACTTCTGTACCTAATTGGTTTTTAACTTCTTCTATAATTAATAGTCTATGTTTAGGATATAGTTCTATTAATCTTTCAGCAGTTACTTTGATTCTTTCACCTAAATAACCAACAAAATCACCGTAAGCATCAACGTAACCTGTAGGGTCAAATACAAAATCTTGTATTTTGCGGTTGCGTGTTTCAATATCACTTATTTGCGCGTTCCAACCATGCTTTAAAACACCTAAATGATAAACACTCCACTGGCGAACCATAAGAGTAAGCTTGCGACGTAATACAAGCTGGTCAGCATGGTATTGGAGCATCGTGCGAACCATACGTGACTGTTCATCACCTTCTGGGGTATCGTCACTATAAACTACTGGCTCAGGATTTTTAGCTAAAGCAGCAGA